ATCTTCCAGGGAATATACCGTGGACAGCTCGTGCAGCGTGGCCATCTTGGTGGAGACCAACACGCCGATCAGTCGAGGGACGTTTGGGTAGTCGACGATGCCGGCGATGTCTTCGCCGGGGTCGGACTGTTCAAGAGCTGCCGAACCCCGGCGAAAGAAAAACCCGTGTGGAGTTCCAGTACTTCTGCTCGCAAATAGAGACGAGTCTGGACCTCTTCGATATCCTCTTCCATCAGCTTGTAGGCGACTTCTCTGTGCGACAGGTCACGAACACGCGTGACGCAGTCCATCATCTCGCCCATGAGTACCATCGCGTCGGTGTAGCTCATGCAGCCGAACGCTCTGACGAGAAGCGCCTGTGACAGTGCCGCCATGCCCGCACTCATGACACTGTCCGGCACCTCCTGACCGGCGCGCGAAAGCGCCTGTCCCACTCGCATGGCCCACGCTTCGGCCTGCGAGGCGGACATCTCGTCGATCTTGAACAACTTGCCCTTGTCGCGATTGTCCGCCTCGATTGTAACATATTTGACTTTTCGGCCGATCATCAGATGTTCTCCGGAACCATGTTATTCCACGTGATGCCGTAGCGACGCGGACGCAGCGTCTTGGCGGCGTCGGGCGCGGGCGGGTAGCTGGTGAGGAAGCCCCGGCTCATGGTGAACTTGCGCCGGATCGCCTTCAGGATGATGACGCCGTTGGCGACGTAGACCTCACTGACCGCCTGTTGTCCTTGATGCCACTGATCGAACACGAGGTTCGACAGCGAGTCGGCCTGGAGCGCGATCGTCTGGACGAACGGGTTGTAGACGAAGCCACCGGAGAGGAACCCGTCCACGCCCATCATTACTTCGGCGGACTGCACGGGCTGAGTAGTGAAGATGTCGTCCGTCGAGAACCCCTGCAATTGAACAGGGGAGTCGAAGAGGTCGGAGATAGACAGCGTGAAGATGGCGTCTGCCGAGGTAATCGTGTTCATGTTCCCTGTTCCTTCTTAGACCAGCTCGATGCTGGCGAGTGTGATCTTCTGGACCGAGCCGCCGTCCATGTACCAGAACGTGCACGGCGGCGACCCGCGAGCCTGACGAACCTGCGGCGAGGCGTCCAGGACCTGGAAGTACCATCCGCGCTGGTTCAGGGTGTCGGAGATCTTGACGCCCGCCGCGTTGTTCACGTTGGCGGCCTGCGCCTGCGAGAGTGTGACGCCCGCGCGGATGACGCCGAAGTTGACCGCCTGATTGATGACGTCGAGCGCGGCGGCCTGGATCAGCGAGTATCCAGCGGCGTTGTACGGGATGGACTTCACGTTCAGGAGCAGCTGGATGAACGCGAGCTGGAACTGGTTGTTCAGCCAGATTTGGTCGATGTAGCTGTCCATCCACAAGAACGGTCCGGACACGCTGCCGGGGTTCATGAAGATGTTCTGATCGTTGGCGGTGGCGTACACGCCGTAGAAGTTGTAGCCGTTCGCGATCAGGTTGTTCGCCGCGCTGGCCGACGTGCACGTTGCGAGCAGGCCGGTCTGCCGGCGGAATGCGAAGTCCGCCCGGCCGTTGAACTCCGAGAAGTCCAGCGACGCCGCGACGCCGCACGCGAAGGCCGCGTGCGAGGGCGATACATCCATGGCGGTGTCCTGACCGATGAGGAACGTGCCGGTCGCGTTGCTCTGCTGCAGAAGATAACCGAGGCTCTGCGTCGCCGGGCTCTGCGTGGCCGGAGCCTCGTCGGTGTCCCAGCAAACATAGGCGTATCGGTTGTTCTGTGCGTTTGTCCACGCGGTGAACGCCAGCTTGTTCGTGTTCTCACCGGCAGTGTCCGGATCGAAGCACGTCATGAACGTGGCCCAGTCCGTGGTGACGTCGACGACTCCGTCCATGAACGCGCCCGGATCGGTCGGTGCCAGCGCGCCGGGCGAGATGACGGCCCCGGTGGCGGACGTGAGCTTGAGCGCGGTCGAGAGATCGCTCGCGCCCGCGTAGCCGATCGACTGACTGGCATCCTTGAGGATCGTCTTGAACAGGAACGCGCCGGAGACCGAGTCGTAAGTGACCTGCGGAATGACCGCACCGGTCATCGCGACGCCGGAGCCGACGGTGTTCGTCTTGTCCAGGCTGTAGGTGGCTCCGTCGGTGTTCGGCGTGCCGGACAGGAGCGCGAGAATGTGCGTGTCCGCGGCGACGCCGACGCCGACGACTGTCTGCCCCGGTGCCCAGTTGCCCGTGATGGTGCCGCCGAGCGTCAGCGTGGTGTCGCTGATGGTGTTGGAGGTGGCCGTGGCCTGCGTTGCCGTGAACCCGGCCTGGATGGTCGCCGCCGCGTTGGAGAAGCTAGTGACGGTCGACAGGTCGACGGCCGGTGCCACGACGGCCGCGCCGTTGATGGTGAGCGGGATGGTGCCCACCGCCAGCGCCTGGAGCTGCGCGATGGTATAGCCGGACACGGGACCGCTGCGCAGCCAAGCGGGCACCGCCGCCGCCGGATACTGAGCGAGGTAGACCTGAGCAGGCTTGATGTTGGAGCCGTCGAAGCCGTTGAAGTAAACGGTCGCGAGCGAACCCTCGGTCGAACTGGGACCGAAGTAGTTCATTACGTCTTGAGCCGAGGCGAACGGCTGCACCGCGCCGACTGGGACGCGATCGCTGTTCGTGAGCATGATGGCGATTATGTCGAGCGCGCGGCCACCGGCCTCGAGAACACTCGGATTGATCTTGACGATTTGGTCTGCCGGGATAGTGGACATGTGTTTCAGCCTCCTTGGGCGGGATAAAAGTTGTCAACTGGGACGAAGGTCGTATCGATCTGATCGGCGAACTGTTGCGCCACGGTAACGACGGCGTTCACTTGCATCGTCGCCATCAGAACCCATCGGTTTTCGTATTGCTTCTGCTCGTCGATGAACGGCAGTTGCTTCGGGTCGTCTGCGTACAACGGCGCGATGCCGGTGGACATCGCGGAAAACTGCGAGACGGCGTAGTCGTCCCGGAACAACGTGCTGACCGTCTGCGCGTTGTCGGAGGCGGTCTCTCCGTAGAAGTCGAGCTGCACGACGACTTCCGTAGACTGCTTCAGGTTCTGCACGCCCGCCGCCAACTTCTGCGACGCGATTGTCTGCGAGACAGTGACGGCGTAGGTGCCCGGCCCCCCGGTTGCGCCGCTGATCTGATCGCCGATCAGCGTGCCAGCGGCGACTCCAGGACCGAGGAGCGCGCGACCGGGGGTGACGGCCCCGAACGCGACGGATGTGACGGTCATGACGAGAGCATCGACGGCCGCCACGAACTGGCAATCATCGTAGGTGTCCTCGTTCGTGGCCAGACGCAGACGATTGATCGGCGTCATCATGACGAAGTTGTCGTCGGCCGGCTCCGCGACGCGATTGACCTGCGTCTTGTAGACCGGCGTTCCGCTCGGTAGAACCCCGAGAAGAAATGCTCGCAGGACGGTGATGACCCCGCTTTCCGTTGGGACAGGGACGAACATCAGGGCTTCAGGATGCCGCCGGTCGCCGAGTAGTAGCTCACGTTCAGTTCCGCACCTGAAACGACCTCGATGAGCTTGAGTTTCGTCAAGTCACCTTGGTATGTGAACTCATCGCCGACGACCAGCAACATCCCCACTGCGGCGGTCGGAGCAACCCCGTCGTCGCGCCACCGCACGTTCTGCCCCACCACGTTGAGCAGCGCCACGGAAGCGCCGCCCGCTGGCGGCGTGAGGCCGACGGCTACGGATAGGTCAGTGATCTGCTGGAAACCACGAGGGGTCGAACCGAATGCGTTGAACTGCACGGACTTACTCCTGATTGTTAGGGTGCGGCGTTCTGGAGGGTGGCGACGACCTTGGCCCAATTGGGCCACTGCTCCGTCACCAACGTCACCAGCCACACGCCCGCGTTGATGGGGTCGTCGGCGCTGGCGATGACGATGAGGTCACCGCCTTTGTTCAGCGAGCGGACCACGCCGTCTGCTCGTCCGCGAAGATAGATGGCGCGCGTGGTGCCCTGAAGGTTCATGCCGTCAATCTGCTGAAGATCGCGATACGACAGCGGCTGCACCTGCACCGCGATCGCGATGTCGGTGTACGCGGGCACGCGCGTTCCGTCCGGCTCGGTGGTGGTCGTACCCGTATTGACGCGCAGCAGCGCCGTGGTCAGCGGGTTGACCGCCGCCACGACGCTGCTCGCTATGCCCTGCAGATCCATTAGTTGACCGAGGCCGGGTCCGGAAGGTCCGGTTGATCCGGATCGCCCAGCTTGGGGTACTCATTCGTGTAGTCCACGCCGTCGTCGCTGGCGTGCGAGTCATTCACGACGACCGGCGCGTCGGTCTCGACGGCCTCCAAACGCTTGACCCAGAGGGAGACCTCCGAGATAGCGCCGTTGGTCGCGTTCAGGTTGTCGGTGGCATCGGCCAACTGTGTCTTGAGCCCGGCGATGGTTTCTTTCAGGTGGGTCTGACCGTTGAGAAGAGACGAGAGTCTGTTCTGCAGTTCCTGCTTGATGTCAGCCATGGTTATTTATCCTCCTTTGCGGCGATGACATAGGCGACGGAATTGATCATGTGAGACGTGTCGACGAGTGGCTTGTCGAAACCCTTCGCCGCCACGGTGGCGGGCTTGAGAGGTGTCCAGTCACCGTTCAGGATGGAGTCCTGGAGCTGGCCCTGGATACCCTCGCCCATCTGGCGAAACGTCAGATCGACGTCGTAGTTGTTGGCAACCAGATTAGTCGCCAGCGCCTTCGGCCAGCCCGGCGACTTCTCCTTTATCATGTTCGTGAAGAATGGACGAGGTGGGATGCCCGCTTTGGGTGCGCCGTAGTTGTGAATGGCGGCCACCATCGCA